CATCTCTTGGATTTCGGCCATCATCTTCGCCTGAATGATTGCCTCACGCGGATCGTTAAGGATTTTGTCCTCGTCCAGATCCATCGACGCCGCCAATTCACGCAGAATGTAGTCATACTTCACAAACGGCTGCATCATCGGGTTCGCGGTCATCTGCATAAACTGCAGGAGGCGTTGGCTGCGGACTTCATTCCGCATCAGGCTCTCAGTACCACGCGCCTTGACCTCTAACGGCCCTTGCGTAAATTCTTTGTCGAAGTTGAATTGCATGTTGAAGGCAAAAAGAGCCTTACCCAGAGGTGCCAGAAGGTAGTCATCGATATTCCTCACCACAGCTTTGATGTTCTGGGCGGCTGCACCCATCAACATAGACATACCGGAGGCCGTCCGGCCCACACCCATAACACCGCCAATGCCGTGGGCGTATGACGGCATACCAGTCGCCTCGTCAGCCAACTGCCGCGCCTTGTCGAACATCATCAGAAGTTCATTGGAGACGTTGGGGAACTTTGTGCCGAAGATTGCCTGACCCGGAGCGCCTGCCTGACGACGCCATACCTTGCCGGGGTAGATGTCCATCTCTTGACCGGGGACAAGGTTGGTCTCGTCCACCTCAACCATCAGGTTGCCCGACAAAGCCCCATTATCGACCGCCATACGCATAAAGCCGTTCATCAGAAGCTGCGTGTCTTCCATGTTCTCTGCCACGCCGACGCCGAAGAAGCTATACGGATTCATTTCATACGGCACGGCGTGGTAGGGCAGACGATTGGGTGTGAACGGGTTCAGGACCAGTCGCAGGATTTGTCCGTTACACACCCACGCATTGATCTGGATCTCGTCAGCATCCGAGAAAGCGTCCGGAATGTCGAGGTCGGCCTCTTGCGCCGACTCTGCGTCCACTACGCCCCAATACTCCAGCACCTCAAACCGATCTACCGTGTCCGTGGTATCGCTGTCGTCAAGGATCTGCTCCCAGTCTTCAGGGAGGTAATTCGGGCCATACTCAATCGCCAGCTCAATGCTTTCGTCCCGGAAAGCGGGGCGGTTTTTCAGCGCCCGCATCTGCGTCTTACTTAGGCGGTGACGCTGGACCGTATATTCAGCCTCGGCCATATTACGGGCGTCTGGGTCAGGGTAGAAATCCCACACCGAAACCGCTTCGATCTTGGGGATCGTCTGGAATTCCGGCTCGTATTCACCGTCCTCGTTCCACTTGGGATACTCTTTGTCGTAAGCAAACGGGCCTTTCAAAAGGCCTTCACCAAACAGACAGGCCTCAAAGGCACAGAACCGCAGATGCTTAGATGCCTGACTTTCCTCAAGCTGGCCGTGCATCCGGTCTTCCATCTTCTTCGCCGCCTTTTTGGCAGGCTCGAAGTTGATGGCAGTTTGAGCCGATGAACTGCCGTCAACGAGATCATCCTCAACCGGCTGAAGCTTATCCTTGAAAACGCCAAGGTCTTTTTCGATGTCAGGACGGGCATACTTACGCGGTACGTCATACTCGACGTCTGCCTTTTCCTTCACCTTTTCATCGGTCAGGCGGTTGGGGTCGTAGTTGACCTCGCCAGCCACACCCACAGGATCACTGGGTGCCTCCATACCAATCGGAAACTTGCTGCCCGCAAACAGAACATCAACCACCTGTGCGTAGGCGGCCAAAACCTTCGTCTTCGTAATCTTGACGAATGCCTGCGACTTTTCAGTATCCGTGAATTGGACGTCCGGTCCGTAGACACCGCGATAGTTTCGGTACGCCATCAGCCATCGCTGTTCATCAGCATGACGCCGGTCTTTGGCGCGGCGGAACGCGCCCTCAATCATGGACGTCAGCCCGCCGTAGTCGAGGTTCTCCTGCGCGACGTCGCCGTCTTCCTCCAGCTGAATGCTGCTGTCGATCTCAGTCTGATCCTCGGGGGACACGTTCTGTCCCGGTGGGTCCATCAATGCCATTACTTATGTTCCTTAGTAGCCAAATGCCGGTACTGCCGGACGCCATCTTTGCTTGGGTACGCCGCGACCATCGTCGAAGGGGGAAAACGCTCTGGGGCGGGACATGATGCCGTAGCGAACACTGTCGTAGGCATGGTCCGAAGCGTATTTCGGGTTGATGTCTTCGCCACCACGAGGATCGGCAGGGATAACCGGCAAATCCGCGATGATCTGGCGGCAATTGTTGAAGAACACGATGCCGGGGGTTCCGGTTTCCTCGTCGATCTTCAAGACTTCGTGGAAGCGGTTCTTGCCGTTGATCCGTGCGCCGTTGGTACGGTCAGACGGACGCCAGCGGCAGCCCATTGCAATCATTTCTTCAGCGATGCTAGGACCAACCTGACCCCGCTGATGCCAACACGAACTGTCCAACACCCCATAGTCGATCCTCTCACCGCGTTCCTGCTCCAGCACGGCCTTTGCAAGGTCTTTGCCGGTATGCTTAGAGACGTACAGCTCTCGGTACACGACCAGCGTCTCATAAGCGGGGTCGATGGCGAACCAATGTACCGCCGAGTAGGAACTGTAGCCGTAGTCACAGCTGCGGAAACGACGCCATGTGTCTGGGATCTCGAACGGCTCTACGACGTGGCTGTGAGGTCGGAACTCCGGGAACGCCGCCCCGTCTGCAATCGCCCAGTCGCCTTCCAGAAGCTGTCTGCGCTGCATTTCCGGCAACGCCAGAAGGTTGGCCTCATACGCGCCGTCGTTGCTCAGGTATGGGTTGTCGTACAGGCTGGCCGGAATAAAGCGGCGATAGAAAAGAGGCTGTCCGGCTTTTTCATGGGTCGGCGGGTAGATCAGATTTTCGCCAGTGTTGATGTCTTTGGCCGGGAATGCCGTGTTGGGCGGGGATGGGTCGATGAACATCCTCTTGACCCATCCGTGGCCGGGTCCGCCGGGGTTTGTCGTGGCACGGACCGACAGAGGCAGGCTGGGGTCAGTCGAACGCAGACGAGACCGCATATAGTCAAAGGCGAAGGGCGTCGGGTATTGTGTAATTTCGTCGAAGCCGATCCACGAGAACGCTTGACCTTGATAGCGTAAAACGTCCTCGTCCCGCTCCAGATACGTCAGCCACAGCCTTGCACCGCTGGGAAAGACCCACTGGCTTTTCTTTTCCTGCCATTTGGCTCCGGGGAAGGCGCGGGGGTAGATTTCCTGAGACTTCCAGATCAGTTCCCGCAGTTCGTCGTTTGTGCGGCGGAAGAGTATCCCTGCAAAATTCTTGTTGTCGAAATACCGCATCGGGTCAGCCAGCATGGCGTAGCTCTTGCCTCCGCCCGCTGAACCTCCAAAAAGTACCTCCCTCTCGGGTGCAGCCAGAAACTCCGTCTGCGGACCGGGATTGGGGCGGAATACGACATCCAGATCATCGGGGAGGCTGGGGGACGCCTTAGCCGGTTGTTTATCCGGTTTAGGAGGCGCTACAGGCTCGGGGGACGGCTCATCCGCCTCCTTTGCCGCAATCATCTCATCCCGAATGTCTTCAATCGGGCGGTCTTCTTTGTCTGCCTTATACTGAGCTTCCCACTCGTCCTTCTCCAGCCAATTATCCAGCTTTTTCTGGTTGATGGTCTGCAGTCTTTTGGCCTGCGACAGCTTTGTCTTGATTTCGGCTTTCTTACGCTCGGCTGATGTCTTGGGCTTACGGCTCTTCGCCTGCTTCTGCATCGACTTTGCGCGGGGGTTGGTCTTCGGGTCGCCTCGACGCTCCTGCCAAATACGCTTAACGCCTTGATGGCTGATACTCCGACCACACTTCTCCGTCAGCCACTGCGCCGCAGTCCGAAACGGCCCACCATCATCGATGAAGTCGAATGCTTCTTTGATGTAGGGGCTAAGGTCCGGGTCTGGGATCAGTACCAGCGGATCTTCCAGCGACGGAATATACCCAAACGCAATCCGCTGGGTCACATTCTTCCGCTCTTTTGTCGGAAAATCTGGATCACCTATGAACGGATTATCACTCACTCATCATCCTTCTTGGGAGGCAGGATAAACATTGCACCTTTAGGGGCAGTCACCTCGACCTGCTCCTTCTTAACCACACCAGCCCGGTCCAAGACCTCCTTAGCCGCACTGACTGCGTTCTTCGCCCCGAGGGCGGTGGGGTCATCTAGGACGCCTACAACGCCCAGAGCTGCCTTGGGGGCGTTCATGGAGATGACCATCTCGGCGGCCTCTTTTACCTCATCACGGATCGGCTTGATGACCTCCATCGTGTTGGTGTTGGGGCTGTAACCGGCCAGCTGCATAGCCTTACGGATGTCGCCCTTGGCCGGACCCATCAGGGCGTCGATCAATTCCTTCTGACGCTCTGTCAGTTCTTTTTTCTTATCGTCAGACATTCTTAACTCCGCATAAACCAGAAGGCCGTCGCTACGGCCCCTGAGACAACGATCCAAAACAGACGCTCGGCGAACCGAAGGGTCTGGCCGTTGCTGCCCACATTCTTTTCAACTTCGGCCACACGAGACTCGACGCTGTCCTGCTGCTCTTCGTAACGATCCATGCGGGAAAACAAGGTAACCATCCGCTCCTCCATACGCGCCAGAGAAACGATGGCTTCCGCCATCTTATCCAGCTTCTTCTCGATGCGGTCCAAGCGGGACTCGTCCATCATGTCTTCTTCTTCCCTTTGGACTTGGGCCAGCCTTTCTGCATCTGCTTGTAGGCTTTGTCAGAGACGGTGCTGTTCTTCTTAGACCGGCTTGTGCCAGCCTTCTTGCGCTTGTTGATATTCTTCACGAGGCTCATAACATTTTCCTACGACAAAGGCTTTTGACCCCGGAACCACGCCACAAGAGCCTTACGGCGGCCCTGCCAAACTGGGTTGGCTCGATGAGGTAGATGGGACGGGAAAAACACCGCATTGCCACGACCCTTTGTTGCGTGGCTCTGTGGTAGAGATGAAAATATGCGGAGGCTGCCACCAAGGTATTCAGACGGATCAGAAAGCTGGATAACCATCGTCAGCTTCCGGGTGGCGACTTCTTTGGCCCCGTTGTCTGTGTGGGTGGCATAAAACTGGCCGAAGCCGTACTCTAAGTACTGGAGGCTCTCCATGTGGCGCAGCTCGAAATTGAACTGCTCGTCGTTCACCCGCACCGCCTCTTCACGGATACGATCAAAGATCCACGCAGTTTGGTCAGATCTTTCAAGCCAACCGGATTGGCAGGTCCGTGCAAGCGATTTCTTAACCCCGACGACCGTGGCGCGGTCTAGGAGTACATCCGCACACTGCTGCTGGATCTGGTCGCACTCAACCCCGGAAAACAAATGCGGGGTTTCTGTCCACTGCTGAATATGGTTCATCTTACCAATCCTTGCAGGCCCAATACCGTGCGGTGAACTTATCCGACGCACTGTCGCACTTATGACGAGCGCGAAAACTTTTTCGGGCATCCGGATTGTCCGCCCGGTTTTTCATTTTGGGGTCGCCGAAGCGGACCAACTTCACCTCATCGCCTTTCTTGGCGAGTACGGCTTTGGCTTTGTCCGTAGTCGTGTCCCGCTTAGGCTTATTGTAGCCGGGGAAAGTCTCCCCCCGGTACTTTAGCTTGCCGCCTTTGGTACGCTCGACGTCCTTCGTTGTCGCCATCAGAGAACTTCCCCCTGAATGCGGAAACAGTGGCCAGTGGCCACCGCTCCCAACTCTTTCAGCGTATCCTTGCTGTGATCGACGAACTCCACGCAGACGCTTTGCTCTGCAAACAGACGGTCAGTCTTCACGCCAACACGGCAGTCCACTGCCATCGGCCCGGTGCATGCTATGAACGCCGCGACCCACATAGCATCAGCCCTTATACGAAGCGCCTGCCTTAACTTCCTTTGGCTTAGGCGTCTTCGTTTTCATGCCGCCACGGGACATACCCTTTTTGGCTTTCATGCCGCCACGGGCCATGCCCTTCTTCTTCATTGCACGAGGTTTCATCGCCATTGTTCAAATCTCCTACGCCGGTCTACGACCAGCTCTTCAAATTCTTCTGGGGGAAACGCCTCGTAGTAGCCTAACTTCTCAAGCTTCCTACTGGCGTCGACGACTTGGGAGAAACTCTGTAAAAACACCATTGAGTAGTCCTGATCCACGCCACTCTCCCATTCATGGTCGTAGAGAAAATCTAGCTCCTGATCCTCCGCCCCGTAGTCCGGGTGAAAGCCCATCAGGAAAACATCACGGGGGCCATGTTCCCGGTTCATCGCGAGGATTGTCTTCTCAAACTCTTCGATGTCCGGGTATTCAAAGCCCGCCAAAATAATCAGATCCCAATTGCGGGTCGGGAATACGGTAGCCCAATGGGGCAGTGCCTCTATCGGGTTGGAGACCTCGACCACATGCACCTTACCGTCGTGCCACGCCTTTTCCGCATACGGGCAGGCGGGTAGATTGTGGGGCATGTGGGGGTTGGGCCGTTCCAGAACGCTGCGGGACCATTCACGGATGTCGTCAGCGATCATCGTCGTACCAGTCATCCGGGAGGCCTTCAGTCGTGTCTATGCGGGGTTCTTCGCGACGGTCGAAGCTCTCAGTGGAATACAGACTGCCGTATCCCTCAAAGGCTCTGGCCTCCTCTTGGGCCTGACGCGCAGTCAAAAGCCCCTCGTCTACGAGTAACCTACGGATTTCTGGGAAGCGCAGTCTCTGTCCGGTATTCGCCTCAATCGCGGCACGGACGTAGTGAAGGTTCACTACCATCAAACTCTCCTAATCGTTATACACGAACTAAGGTAACAAGTAAAGTACAAAAAATACCACGTTAGTTCATTTTACCCCTAGACAGGTACCTTAATAGGTGGTATAACAAGGTTAACGTATGTGGCGGTTCTAATATATACCACCCCCTTCAGTCCGACTAAGCCCCTGCACCAGTAAGGTGTGGGGGTTTTTTGTTGGGGATGAAGTACGGGTATGGGGCTATACTAATACTATATTAATACTGGTTTAAGTCGGCGTACCCTTTGGATGAAGTCAGACTATGATCGGGTCTGGCTCTGCATCGTAGCACTCGAACAGTTCCTTGATGGACTTGTTCATGTAGAAGCTGGTGAAGAACCTTTGAGGGATCTTTTCATTAGACGCACCAGATGAAAGCTCCTCGCGGCGGCGGAAGAGAACTATGTTCGTAGATAGGTCCAAGAAGGAGAACCAATCTGCGTCTAGTCGTCTTGTAGTGAACTGGCAGACGATACCTTTCTCGCTTCTGGTATATGGCTTCGATATGGTCTTAACCTCCAGCGCAAACATAGACCCGTTAGGCAGTCTCACAAAGTGGTCCATGCCTCTACGATCTACCAACGACACGGACGCACCAGCAAAACTCAGGTAGTACGCTACCAGATGCTCTCCTACATTCCCTACCTGATCTGCCCTAAGATGATCCGTAGAATAGAGAGCCGGGACAGGCTTAACGATTTCTGGTACTGAAGGGTCAGGCCACGGATCTGGATGAGTACCCCTATTAACCAAAGCAGCCTCTAAAGACTTACGATTTATGTGGTACGGGTTATTAGTCGCTATAGGTCTTGAGGGGTCGGCTGGTCTGGCCTCAACCTCACCAGAGTTTGCCCAGTGCTGAATGCTCGTCTTATGTACGTTAAACTCTTCGGAAGCTTCCGAACTCTTAATCCACTCCGCCTCACAATCCTCCAGAAAGATACTATCCCGCATCACTCCAGATCCTCCGGCTCGAGATCAAACAAACCGGCCACCGCAGTAAGATCATCCTCCATCATCTCCGCCGCACGACGAACCAGCTCTTCTCCCCGGTTCAGTTCATGCGCTACGCAGTACAGAAACCGATAGTCGCCCGTATCTCGACCCTGCTGAATGATATCCTCAACCAGTTCATCCACCGGGGCTATGACCTCGTCCTCCACCTCCTCAAAGGCAGTGACCAGAATAAGACCCTCATCCTCATCCCAGTCGAGGTACTGCTCTAGCTCTTCATCCATACCGTTACCTGCACCAAACAACATCATTGTTACCCGAATACTAACACTAACAAAGGGACTTTGCAAACCCTTATTTACAACTTTACAAACCACCACCCCAAAATTGCTGAACAGCGAGAGGAGAGTACATTGACGGGCCGGTTGGTTTACTAGGTGAAATTCTGAAATTGGGTTGGGGGTGTATACGGTAACGGTAGGGGGGCGGGGTGGCGCTCGCCCGCCCCTCGGGCGGCCTCGATCAGGTGCCGCAAGCCCCTGCTTTGCCTAGATTTTCCAACGATATCTGATTTCATTGGGAAAACCGGCGTGGCCTCATACTGTTAGAGTATTAGACCGCGCAAAAAGGCACGGATAAGCCGCGAGATTGGCAACGGGCCGGGGCCAAATCGGGGCGTGGTCGGTCGGTTGCGAGAAAAAATAAGGCATGATCGGGGGGCGGCGTGATGCATCATATCAGCCTGCCAGCGGTCAGCCTGCGGCCAGCATCGAGGTCGGCCAGCGGTCAGCCTGCGGCCAGCATCGAGGTCGGC